CCCTTCTGCACGTCAAGGGCGCTGTGAAGTTTGCCGTTGAAGGCACTAATAACGCCGCGGCTATTCACACCGAGAATGCCGCTATTACCGCCGCCGCCGACACCTTCACTACTGTTACCCTTACCGGATATGAGATCATCAAGCTGGTTCAGATTTCCGATACCGTTATGACTATGAGCATTGCGGCATTTGAAAGCTGGATCGTCAATATGCTTGCGGAAGCTATCGCCCGCAAGATCGAAGATCTGCTTATCAACGGCACAGGCACTAACCAGCCGAAGGGCATTGACAAGGCGAATACTTGGGGCGCTACTAACAGCGTATCCGTGGGCGCTTCTGCTTCCCTTACCGCCGCAAACGTGCAGGCGCTGATCGGACTTCTGAACGCGGGCTACGACCGCAACGCAAAGTTCGCCATGAGCAAGAAAACCTTGTTCACCGACTTTATGCCTTTGCAGGACAACAGCAAGAACCATATTGTCACCGTGCAGGGCAACGCGTACTTCGTGTACGGCTACCCCGTTCTGCTTTCCGATTACGTCGCGGATCACGAAGCCTTCTTGGGTGATTTCAAGAAGGTTTGTGCAAACCTTGCCGAAAATATCGGTGTGAAGAACGCATACGACATCAACACCAACAGTTACAAGTATAGCGGTATCGCTATCTTCGATTGCCAGCCCGCTATCGGCGAAGCTATCGTCAAGCTGGTTAAGGCTTCCGCGGGCGCGTAACGGAGGGTTGAACAATGCTTGACAAGGTAAAGCTGGCGTTGCGAAAAACCGCCGCCGTTTTTAACGACGAAGTAACGGATTACATCAATTCCGCTTGCGCTGATCTTCGCCTTGTCGGTATCAATGTTCCGGAAGTGGGATCGTCCGATACAACGGGCGATCCCCTTTTAGACCGCGCGATCATTCTTTACGCGAAATCGGAAGATAATTTCGGCGGAGAGGGCGACCGATACCGCAAAGCGTATGATTATTTGAAGTGCGCGTTGTCCTTGTCCGGAGATCATACGGAAAGCGAGGGCGAATAAATGGGCTGGAACGATCAAATCAAACTGATCGCGCAGACCGATAAAACGCCGCGCACGGACGAAAACGGCTTCCCCCTTCCCCATGACGAAACATCGACAACGGTATTCGCTGACAAGAAATCCGTGGGTTATTCGGAGTTCTACAAGGCGGCACAAGCGGGCTACACAACGGAAATGAAATTCGACGTTCACACAATGGAATACGCCGGAGAACAAACCGTTGAATATCCCGTGGGGAGCGGGACGCGCTATCGCGTATTGCGAACGTATTTGCACGGAAACGGACAATTTACGGAATTGACGCTTGTAAACCTTCCGGAAGCGGAAGGGGGCGGCGAAGATGGCTAAATTCACCGTTACAGGGCTTGACGACGTTATGGAAGCAATGCTACGGCAAGAAGCGATCGTTGAAGAAGCCGTGCCGGAAATGCTGAAAGCTGGCGGCGAGGTTATCAAACGCGCGTTTCAGACAGAAACAGAAAAATTGAACAGCACGGGCAGAGCAACGGGCGATCTTACGGCTTCGATCAAAGTATCAGCCGTGAAAGAGCGCAACGGCGGGAAGTTTGTGGAGATCGCGCCGACCGGAAAGGATCGGCACGGGGTACGCAATGCGGAAAAAGGCTTTGTGCTGAATTTTGGGCGTTCAAATATGCCCGCGCGCCCGTGGTTCACAAGGGCGAATGCTAACGCGGCGGAGGAAGCAACGGCGGAAATGCGCCGCGTATGGGAGGAAAAACAAAATGAACGTTGACAGCTTATTGAAAACTACACTTGAAGGGCTGGGCGTTCCCGTCGAACGTCTGAAATACGGCGGGAAGGCGGCTTGTTTTATCACGTACCAGCTTGTGGCGGGGCGCGACACCTTCTTTTCAGACGATGAAGAGGGGGCACAGGAATACACGTATCAAGTACACTTGTATTCAAAGGAAAACTATTTCACGCTTCTTCAATCCTTGAAAGCCAACGTCAAAGCGGCGGGGTTTTACGGGTTCGAGATCGAAGCGGAAATCTTCGAGCAAGACACGGGGTATTATCATATCCCCGTACAAATCAAGTATATGGAGGTATGACACATGGCAACAATCGGTTTGCGTGATCTTTATCGCGCGCCCATTACCGTAGGCGACGACGGCACAGAAACCTACGGAACGCCCGTGCGAATGGCGAAAGCTATTTCGGCGGAGCTTTCCGTGGAAGTCGCAGAAGCTATCCTTTACGCCGACGACGGCGCGGACGAAATCGTAAAAGAATTCGTATCCGGTGAATTGACTTTGAATGTAAACGATCTTCTTCCGGCTGACCTTTCCGCCCTGCTTGGGCAGAGCATGGACGACGACAACGTTCTTTATGCTTCTGAAAGCGACGAAGCGCCTTATACTGCAATCGGCTTCCGCGCGAAGAAAACGGGCGGAAAGTACAAGTATATTTGGCTTTACAAGGTGAAGTTCGCGATCCCGAATGAAAACTACACCACAAAGGGCGATAGTATCGAATTCACTACACCGGAGATCGTCGGACAGTTCATCAAGCGCGCTGACGGTTTGTGGAAGGCTGAACACGTCGCAGAGCCTACAAACACCGTGGCGGCGGCTTGGTTCACTACCGTTCGCGAACCTAACAACACCAATACTTAAAACCGGAAAGGAGGAACGCGGGAAGTCGGAAACGGCTTCCCGCTTATTCTGTTATGAGCGCAATTAAAGACGGACGTTTCCCGATCGAGCTTGACAAGGAAAGACACCTTCTTTTCAGCTTGAACGCGATCGACGAAATGCAGGACAAATTCGGCGGCTTTGATCGCCTTGACAAAGTGCTTTCCGGAAAGGACAGCATTAAAAATCTTCGCTGGCTTCTGACCGTCCTTTTGAATGAGGGCGCAGAGGAAGGCGAAGCAGAGCTTACCGAAAAACAGGTGGGCAAGCTCATTCACACGGGCAATTTTGCCGAAGTGAAGTCGGCAATCTTCAAGGCTTTTTCTATGGGCAACAACGGCACAGCCGAACCGCCAGAAAATGACGAAGAGGACGACGGAGAGGACGACGAAAAAAACGCGGAAGCGGGCAAGGAATAATTGACCTTGCCCGCCTTCTTTATATCGGGGTAACGCTTCTTCGATGGAGCGAAGCCGAGGTATGGAGAATGACACCGTATAAAATTTTGACGCTTTTCAAAATTCACCGTGAATTCAATCCCGATCGGTTCAAGCAAGAGCCGAAGGAAGTTGACATTGACGACGTGTTAGGGGGGTTATAAATGGCAAAAGAAGAGCAGATCAAAACGTCAATCGACCTATCGGGCGAAAAAGAGTATCGCGCCGCTTGCAGTAATATAAATTCCTCCCTTCGCGAAATAAATTCCGAAATGAAGCTGGCGACGGCAGAATTCGCGGCAAACGCGGACAGCGCGGAAGCGCTGACAAGGAAGCAAGAAATATTACAAAAGCAGTTTGACGAACAGGCGAAAAAAGCGGCGGCGGCAGAAGCCGCATTGAAGAAAATGCGCGAAGCGGGTATTGATCCGACCGATCCGGCGTATCAGAAAATGCAAACGAACCTTAATAACACGAAGGCGGAAATGGCAAAAACTGAACAGCAGATCGAAAGCACGTCGAAACAGCTTAAACAATCAAAAATTGATTGGGAAAGCGTCGGCGACGTTGTGGGAAAAGTCGGAAAAGCCTTCGGAACAGCCGTCGCCGCACTTGGCGCGGCGGCAGTTGGCGCGGCTTCCGCACTTGCCGGAATGACCGTTTCAGCGTCGAATTACGCGGACGACATCTTGACAACATCGGCAAATACGCACATTGCGGCGGAAGAGTTGCAAAAGTATCAATACGCGTTAAACTTCATCGACGGCGATATAAACACGCTAACAAAAACGATGAAGAAGAACACGCAGATTATGGACGACGCGCGAAACGGAAACAAAGAATACGCCGCCGCGTATGACAAGCTGGGCGTATCCGTTACAGACGCAAACGGAGAGCTTCGCGACAGTCAAGAAGTATATTGGGAAGTTATCGACGCGCTTGGAGAGATCGAAAACGTGACAGAGCGCGACGCGCTGGCAATGACGCTTCTTGGAAAGAGCGGAACAGAGTTAAACACGATTATTGACGCGGGTTCGGAAGCATTCAAGGCATACGGCGAAGAAGCGGAAGCAATGGGCGCGGTTATGTCCGGAAAAAATCTGAATGCGCTGGGCGCGTTTAACGATAAAATTCAACAGTTAAAGGCAGGAACAGAGGGCTTGAAGAATTCGGCGGCGCTGATTGCGCTTCCGTTCCTTGATGATCTTGCGGCTGACGGAATACCGATCCTTGCGGAGTTCTCAAAGGGCATACAGGCGGCAAACGGCGACGTAACGAAGATGGCGGACGTTGTCGGAAATGGACTTTCGGACGTTCTGAACCTTATTGTGGAAAAATTACCGGAGTTCGTCGAAATGGGCGTGACAATGGTATCTTCCTTGATTGAAGGTATTGTTTCAAATGCGCCGACTATCGCGGCGGCGGCGGTATCAATCGTTGAAACACTTGTGAACGGAATTGCGGAGCTTTTGCCAATGCTCATAGACGGAGCGGCACAGCTTATCGTGGGGCTTGCCGCGGGGCTTGGTCAATCCTTGCCGACGCTAATTCCGACGATCGTTCAAGTTGTAATGCAAATCGTTCAAACGCTGATCGACAATATCCCGTTGCTGATCGACGCGGCTTTACAGCTTATCACAGGGCTGGCGCAAGGCGTTATCAATGCAATTCCCGTTCTTGTGGCGGCGCTTCCGCAGTTGATAACCAGCTTGATCGACGGATTGCTGGCGGCAATTCCGCAGATAATTCAAGCGGGCATTGATCTTCTTGTTTCGCTTGTCGAAGCGTTGCCGGAGATCATAACAACAATCGTTCAGGCGATCCCGCAGATCATCGAAGGGATCGTTTCGGCGTTCATGGAAAATATACCGCTTATCATTCAAGCGGGTATCGACCTTCTGATCGCGCTTATACAGGCGTTGCCGGAGATTATAACGACGATCGTTCAAGCGATCCCGCAGATTGTTTCCGGCATTGTAAACGCGCTGATCGGGAACATTGACCAAATCATTATGGCGGGCGTTCAGCTTTTCGTGGCGCTTATTCAGAATTTGCCGACGATCATAGTTGAAATCGTGAAGGCAGTTCCGCAGATTGTTTCCGGTATCGTTCAAGCCTTCGCGTCGCTGGGCGGGGAGCTTGTAAACGCGGGCGCAAACCTTCTTCACGGCTTGTGGGAAGGTATCAGCGGCGCGGCTTCTTGGCTATGGGAAAAGGTATCCGGCTGGGCTTCGTCCCTTGTATCCGGTATCAAGGAATTTTTCGGCATTCATTCCCCTTCTACCGTGTTCGCCGACATAGGCGGCAACATGGCGGACGGCGTGGGCGTAGGCTTTACGGATAATATGTCCGGCGTTGAAAGCGATATGACCGCCGCAATGGGCGGAGCGGGACAGCTTACAGCCGCCGAAGCAGTAAACGCCGTGAATAACGGTATTATTGCGAATATTGAAGGACTTTCCGGAGCGGTAAACGCAATCGTCGAGCGGGTTATTACCGGATTGACGGCACAGGCGCAAAGACTAAATCAAGCCGGACAGGACTTCGACAAGAACATTGCTTCCGGCATGATTACGGCGATCGTTCAGATTACGCAGAAAATCCCGCAGATCGTTCAAAGCATTATCACGGCGTTTACGGCGCAACATCAAAAGTTTGTGCAGGAAGGAACGAATGTTGACAAGAGCTTTGCACAGGGTATGGTGGCAGGCATTCCGGAGATCACGGCAAAAGTTCCGCAGATCATGCAAAGTATCATTACAGCAATACGCGGCTTCTATTCGCAGTTTGTAGACGCGGGCGAATACATGGTTGAAGGCATTTGGCAGGGCTTCCAAAATATGTCCGGCTGGCTTGAAAGCCGTGTTCGTTCTATGATGCAGGAGATCGTGGCGGCGGTTGAAGATGAAATGGACATCAATTCCCCGTCAAAGGTTTTCGCGGGTATCGGT